AGGCTCTATGAGGACAAGGCAGCAGCAGAATAACGATCTGCCACCATTCTAACTATACTGCCGGCATAGAAAAATCAGCATCAGTTGATGTTTCCTGTGTCGGCGTTGATTCAACGTCATTATCCGTCCCGTGACTATCTGTCAACATGATACTTACTGTACAACTAGTACAAAAAAACGATCCAATCAAAACAAGTAAAAGTGTTAAAACGCGCATACGAGCTCATATAGAATTATTATTTGAATTGTTTTCGTTTTATCACAATCTTGCAAATAATTCCAATAAGCACTATAACCTTCAAGTCATTCGAGGAGGTTAGTATGCAAGCAGAACAATTAGAACTTTTACCGTATACAAAAGAAGAAAAAAACGAATGCGATATATACCAACTGAGAGGCGATCACGCACACTTAAGACGATCTTTTTTTGCTAGGCATGGAGAGCATGAGAAAAGAATAGATAAGCTTGAAGATCAAATGGATCAACTCTTATCTTATATCATGAAAAATACATCTGAGCGGCCTGTTGAAGATACAACATCAGCTCATGAAAAGTGCCAAGTGTACTATATTTGAAAACTACTTCTTTCGTAGCTTGGTAGCCTCCTTCTCTGCTATATGTTTACGCATTGCTGAGAACGAAAAAGCTATTTTAGCTTCACGGGCACTATCCTTAGCCATTTCAGGCTCGTGAGCTTTCTTCTCTTTCTGCTCTTGCTTAAGGGCATACTGCCCCTCTTTCTTGGCAAGGGTGGAATATCTTTTTTGCCTTGATACTACACCCTTGATGTCTTTAGAACGCGCATTAACCTTTTGCGATTTCATTAGAGCTGACCACTCGTACTTGTTCTACTTCTTTATCGCTTGAGAAGTACTGGTAACCTGCATATCCCAAGAGTAATGAGATAGCCGCTGCGAGTGAGTACCAAATATATTTGTTCATTTTTTTGCCTATGCTAATTTTGTAACTTGTAATTCTGTGTGGACATTGGTTGCACCCAAGAATCCTACTGTATTAGGTCCTCCGGCCACTTCAACTGTAACCTTCACTTGGTTCCCTGCAAGGAGACTCAACACAACCGAGCCAGATACAGATAGTTGCTTCTTAATAGAGCCGTCAACTGTTGCCGCTGGATTAAATTGTATTTGCCACCATTTAGTGCCGCCAATCCAAATTGAGAGGTTGCCAACAGTGTGGGTTGCAGCAATATTAAATAATCCAACAGTTGTATTTATCAGATATAGTCCTGCCTTGGTAGCAGTAAAAATACCGTTTCCCTGGTTATATTCAGATCTTGTGTCATAATCTTCTTGATCGAAAACGACGGTAACTACAGTCCCAACGTCTCCGACTTGATTAGCTAAATCGGCTGAAAGATATGCACTTGATGCGCTATTGGCTGGAAGTGACACAATGCCCGCGGCGTCTGTATTGATGAAGCTTGTCCAAGCAGGATCAACAGCAGCTCCGCTAGATATGAGCACTTGCCCAGCTGTGCCAGCAGTAGTTGAGCTAATGGCGCTCTGAGTCGCCGTGCCAACTAAAAGCCCGTGAGCGACCGAATCTACAGTGACAACGCCTTTTTGTACTGAACTTGCATCTGCAATTGTGATCTCAGCTGTACCAGCAACTGGCTCAGAAGTCGAAAGGCCTTGGACTGAATCTCCAGTTAAGGTGATGACACCTGCGATTGGATCAACGAGATTAGCATCATCGGTAAGGATTGAGCTAACCGCAAACGTTCCACCCCCTAATACTGTCCAAAAACCAGCAGTTGCAGATTTAGAGACTAACGACCATATAGAAGCTGATCCAGGGTTAAGAGGATCTACATGGATCCATCTATCACCGATATGATAGTTTCTAAAATCGGAAGGCAGCGGATCTCTATCACGAAACCAATTTTGCCCGGGATTTGTAGCTTCGAGCCCAAAATACGAAGTTGGGTTATTTGAGGCGAATTGTGTGCTCATTTATTGTCCCTGAGAAGCTTCTAATTCTCTCTGTGACCTATTTTTATAATCAGCCTGCGAAAAAATAAGCTCTGCAAAGGAGTCTTGATCAACTGGAAGCATTTCGACTCCTCTAGCTGCAAGTTTAGGTTCCCATTCTTTTTTCAACCTGGCAAAGCATTCCTCGTATTTATGTTCAATGATCCAGCGAACACGTCTTTTTAGATCGTCAGAAAAAATTTCATCCCGAACATCGTTCTTCAGAACTTTTTTCTTCGTCTCATTGAGATTAAATACTTCTTCATTATCAACAAAAAATTTCATTTTATATTCCTTAACATACTAAAAATCCGGACAATCGTCCATTAACTGCATTTATATCTACAACTTTAGTTCCACCTGAGACATTGATCGTAAGAGTTAAGGTATCCCCGGCATCCATATCAGCAAGGGTACTTGCACTAAGATTGTAAAAGTTAGCGGCTTCCCTAACATTAGCCATATTTACAACTACTAATTCGTAAGATCTATTTGAAGTAATAAAATTAATCGCAGAATTAGTATGTGAAGTGGTAAAATCTCCTAAGCTTAAAGAATTTGTGAAATAATATCTTCCTGTTACTGGAGCTGTAAATGTGGAGACACCATCAAAGCTACTACTCTGATCAAAAATTTCTGTATTGAAAGTAACTGTATATGTTGTGTTGTCACCAGTAACATTTAGCTGATCCGTTGTTTGTGCTAAAAATGCAGGTGTAAGCGGGAAATTTACCGTGCCTCCTGTTCCAATCACCATCGCGTTATTTGTTCCAAGAGTAGTGCCTTGAGATATCACGTATGGATCAGCAGTTGGTAAGGTAGCGCTGTTATCAATCCCAGCTGACCAGCTTGTAGTTGTGGTCGAATACTGGGTCTTAGGATCTCCAGCACTTGCGCCTCCAGTTGTCAATTTCAAGGTAGCAGCTGATGCAGCATTTGTATTATCGCTATTGGAGACCGTCAGAATGCGTTCTGTTCCAGCAGTGGCAGTTGTATAGGTAAAATTGCCTGTGAGACTTGCGCCTGAAGTAACGGTATTAGCTGAGTTTGAGAGAAGAACTTCTCCTGCTGCTGTAGTTGCTGGAAAAGTTGCAGTTGTCCAAGCAGGATCAACAGCAGCTCCACTAGATCGAACTATTTGGCCAGCTGATCCAGCAGACATAGAAGCTACAGCCGCGGCCGTTCCCTCTCCTATCAAAAGTCCATTAGCAGTTTGGACGCCCAGTTTTGCCTTGAGATCATCTGGAGTTACGACTTTGCTCGTATCTGTTCCCGCTATAGTCTCAGCATTTGAGGCTAGGGTGACTGATCCCTTCTGGGCCGATGTGGCTTGAGTACCATTAACGTTTAATGTGCCAGCTCCCGATGAAACAGAGATACTGCCGTCTGTCCCTGTCAGTGTTCCAACTCTGATATTTGGAGCTACTGTCGAACCAATAAGCAGCTGACCATTTGTCGTTACTTGGGGCGTTACAGTAGCATTCCCGGTAAAATCAAGGTTTGTGGCGTAAACGGTATTATTGTCAAAACCTGGCATAATTAATTACTATGTCCCATATTCATTTAAGCTGGTTTAAATTCAGTTATCATCAGAACTGCATGTTGCGTCCCACCTAAAGCCAAAAGACCTGTCGCTCCGTTAGCGTTTACGACTAAAGAACCACCACCTGCACCCTGACCACCTCGAACTTGAAATGTGGTAGCACTTGTTGTCCCAGCAGCCATGACATAGCGCAAAATCGCGACCTGATTAGGGTAGTCGCTGATATTGTCTTCAGCGTATAAACAGGCTGCAATTGCATCAGCTCCAGCATCTTGAAACAATGCAAATACGTTTTTTGCACCACCAACAGCAGCGTAATACGGAATTGTTGCCTCAATGAACAAAAGGTTTGCTGAGTTTTTAGGTGTTATGGTAGCCGTGAGTATTTGGTCGCCTTCAGTGATCTGGGGAGTCGTATCATCATTTGGGATTAAAGTTGAGCATGTAACTAAGGTGCTATTTGATGCATAGACAACCTGTTCAACTCTGCTCCCTGTATAAGAGATATCAAGTGACCCTGCACCAGGTGTTACCGTAATCCCAAGAGATCCTGTTGGAATCCCTACTCTAACATTTGGAGCGACAGTTGATCCAATTAATGTCTGACCATCAGTTGTTACCTGAGCAGTTACAGGGGAAGTACCTGAAAAATCAAGATTGCCCGCATAAACTACGTTGTTATCAAAACCTGGCATTTTATACCTCCAGACTTGAAGTCGTTGCTACCCAGTTAAGTGTGAGTGCCGCAACCCCAGTAACTCTAAGGATAATCGTATTCCCTACAGCTACAAAGTTTGCGTCTCCACCAACGATAGCAGCATCTTCAGCGACGTATTTATCCTCTATCCCAACGACAGAAGCAGCAGCACCAGTTGTTCTAGCTGCGCAGATCAAGTTATACCCAGATCCAGCAGGTGTAGTTGACTCAAATGCTGCAACTTTAGCCTCGATAATATAGGTAGTAGGCGTTGCTCCTAGGTTCAAAGTGATCACATCTGCCGTAACGGCACCAATCGTTTGACCAGTGCCTTTTGTTAAGCCATCAAGGGTAAATGTGATTGTATGAGTCGCAGGAACGCCAGTTGATGTCAGACCATCTCCTGTGAGTAGGCTGATGTTTAATGCACCATCTGGGTTTATAGGACCGCCAATATCACCAGTTAACGTTTCAGCAGATGGCGCCGGAGTTCCCTCAAATAGTTTGGCAATCTGAGACATTAAATACCTCCATCGCAGTACTCGACTTGTACCCAAGTCGCCCCTGTTGACGGAGCTCCTGCCACCCTCTTAACACTGATAACCGTTCCTTCTTCTAAAAACGCCCCATCATCTCGAACCTTATTAGCAGTGTAATCGAATACCTGTCCGCTTCCAGCTGCGACCCTTTTTTCATTTTTAGAAACATCTGTAGTGAAATAAAGGTCGACATCTGTCGAATTGTAATAGGATACGATTCTAGCTCTATGAGTAAGGGCGCTTCCCAATGCCAAATAATTGGCTCCTATCGCCCCAAATGCAGCCTCTCTGACCGCTTCTGATCGAATTCTTGTTCCGAAAGCCATATGGAACCTCCTTATGCCGACTCGACAAGGACCCAATCGATAACGGATATGTCATTCGTTTCGACTGCTGCGGTTGCGGGGGTATATGAGTTAATAGTGAATCCGACACCAGCATTGACGACAGCTTCAAGTACGCCGAGGGCTGTAGATGCTCCCTTACTCGTTCTTGATAAGAAAACTCGTGTATTGGCGGTTACTGAAGTATTTGCGACAGCAAGAGTTCCTAGGGCCAAGGTCGATTGGCCTATCCGAGCATTGGCACCAGATTTGATCGATATGCCATTACCAGCAGTACCGAGAACTAGGTTCCCGTTGCTTACAGTTAAGGCTCCAGTAGTCAAGGTTAATCCAGCAGTCCCCTTAGGCGTGAATGTGAATCCAACAGCTGCATTTGATCCTGTACCAGTAAATACGTTTCCAGATGCTAACGAAATTGCAGTTGCAGCAGTAGAAGTTGCGAATGTTCCGGCTGTTACAGTTACAAAAGATCCAGTAGTTGTACCAAGAGAAACCCAATTGGCTGATCCAGCAGCAACTGAGGATAATCCAAACCAGGCGCCGCTAACTTTATTGACCCATAATTGGCCGATTGCATAGCCGGTATCTAGTGTTGTTGGATCCCGTTTTGCTGGGATTGGAGTAGGATTTTGCCCGCTCAGTGGTTGAGGCGTCCCATATAACGACTCAGCTTGCGGTTTTAGTCTTGACATACATACCTCATTGTTTGGTATTAATAATTTTAATTTAACATGTGAAATCATCCATGTCAAAAAATATTTTAATACCAAGGGTATAAATGAATACACTAAGTCCAAAACAACGCTTTTCTATCAATGACTCAGATGCAAAGATAAATATTTGGGAAGGTGCAGTTAGAAGCGGGAAAACGTATATCAGCCTTTGGAGGTGGATCAAAGAGCTTACATATGGCCCTGCTGGCGAATATTGCATGATTTCGAGGACATATGACACGTTCAAACGGAACTTGCTTCCTCTTCTTTCAAACATGATTGGTGCAGATGCACGATATTATGCCGGCAAGAGAGAGATGAACATTTTTAATAAAACTATTCACATTATTGGTGCGGACGATTCTTCGGCAGACTCCAAAATTCGAGGAGCCACCTTCTGCGGTAGTTACGTTGACGAAATTACAATGATCCCTGAGGCTGTATTCAAGATGCTGATTTCTCGATGCGCTATGGGTGGAGCAAGGATATTTGGTACTACAAACCCAGACAGCCCTTACCATTGGCTAAAGAAGGATTTCTTAACAGATAACCCAGACGTTAAGTCTTGGCAATTTTCTCTCGACGACAATCCTAATCTCACAAAGGAAGAGAAAGATTATCTAAAACGCCAATATAAGGGGCTTTGGTTTAGAAGATTTATCGAAGGGCTGTGGGTTCAAGCCGAGGGTGCAATTTATGACTTTTTCGACCCCAATGTCCATGTGATTGATATGCCACCTGGAAACCCTGAGAGCATGATTCTTGGAGTAGATTACGGGACAACCAATCCTTGTTCGTTCGTCCTGGTCTCGATCAACAAGAGTAAATACCCCAACATGTGGGTTGATTCTGTTTACTATTATGACTCTAAAGTGCATCAAAGACAGAAAACGGACTCTGAGTATGCGGAGGACTTGATCAAGTTCATCGAAAACAAGCCCGTCAGAGCTATCTATGTCGATCCATCTGCTGCTAGTTTCAAATTGGAGTTGAGTAGGCATGGCGTACAAAATCTCTATGATGCAGAAAATGAAGTCATTGACGGAATCCGAATGGTGTCAAAATTGTTTAACAATGGAACGCTGAAAGTCTGCAAAAATTGCGATATCTTAATCAAGGAAATTCAAGGATATGTTTGGGATCCTAAGTGTGAGAAAACAGGCAAAGAGCAGCCATTAAAGCGCTCTGACCACTGTTTGGTTGGAGAAACAATAGTATTAACAGATAGTGGATATAGAAGAATTGATTCTCTCATCGGATCAAAAGGCAAAATAGCTTCAGAAAAAGATCTGAAGGTTGTTATGCAAGATTACGAAGATGTTCGCAAAACTAGAATTAATGCTCCTATATATACATTAACTCTAGAAGATGGCTCAAATATTACTTGCACAAAAGAACACCAATTTTTGACTCAATCAGGCTGGAAGATGTTGTCTGAATTGACTCAATCAGATACGATATATACATGGAACACCAATTCTTTCAAGAAATTCAGTTTTATAAAGATAATCAAACAGGCTATTGGATCACTTCGAATTGTCCTAAAAAAAGGATGCATACGGTTGTTTGGGAATACTTCAATGGGAAAATTCCTAATAAACACCATATCCACCACATAGATGGAGATAAGTCGAATAATGATATATCCAATCTTGAACTTCTTTCAGCGTCACAACACACAAGACAACATGGTCTTACTCAAGATCGACGGGAAAAAGCAAGAAAGTGGGCTGAAAAGATACGACCTTTGACGAAGAAATGGCATGCATCAGAAGAAGGTCACAAATGGCATAGACAGCATGGAATTGATACATGGAATAATAGGCAGCCATTTGAAAGTGAATGTTCCTATTGTCACAAAATTTTTTCGACTAAGATTTTTCATCAAGAATTCTGCTCAAACAAGTGTAAGAGCGCAGATAGAAGAAAAAGAGGGATAGATAATGTTAAAAGAAATTGTGAGTTTTGTGGCAAAATATTTGAAGCTAATAAATATTCCAAGAGAACATGTTGTTCAATATCTTGTGGGAGATCCTTGTCTTGGAAAAAAAGTAAAATCAATAGAGCTAACGGGGGAAGCTGATGTATATTGCCTAGTAGTGCCAGAGACTCATAATTTCATAGCAAATGGTATGGTTGTACATAACAGCATCGACGCTTTACGCTATGCGGTATACACACATTGTTTTGCAAAAGAAGGTGCTAGATTATCTGCGAGCGATCTTGACAAATTGTATTTCGAAGCTCATGGATCAACTCAGATATTTGCTGCACCGTATAGAGATCCAGAAACTCAATACATTTTCTAGTCTGAAATTGGATCTTTTATCTTTCTCCAACCATTGACGAGCATATCAATTGTAAATTCTCTTTCTTCTTCTGAAATGTTCGTAAGATAGGTTCCGACAACGAGGTAGAGAGAATTTATCATTATGCATCTGTCTAGCATGTTAAATTTGGGAAATCTCTTGGTGTATGCATCTAAAACTACTTCAGCAATAGTTTCTGCCATCGCAGCTGCGTACAATTTATCAGCTTTTTCCATTACGCTCTACCCTCATATCCATTTGGTGGCAATACGATAAGGGTATTTTGCTGATACAGCCTTAGAGTATCGCAGCTATTGAGCTTATGCACTAGCCATCCTAGCCACATTATTGTGACGATAGATAAAAATATAACTGCGCATTTGTCTAAACCCATGTGAACCTCCGTTTTCTTCTGTATATCGCCATTTTTTATATTGTGCATCATTTTTTTAGTTGACACATCCTCATATAAAAGGTATCTATAGCAAAAAACCGAAAAGGAGGAGTCCATGTTTATTGTAGGGTGTCTGAGCGATCTTTTGAAAGAGATCAAACCGTTGAAGAAAAAGGCTGCTACTACCTCACGAGTAGAAACAGCCAGTGCCCAAGAACGCGCTAAGACGAAAGAAGAGTACAAGCAAGATTACCAAAGATTCTTGGCTTTCTTTCATGAAAACTGCAAGGTCGTCAAGGGAGAATATGCCAATTTCGATGATATATATGCCACCTATCTTCTTTGGGATTGTTATTCCAACCAAGAAAAGATGCTGTCTCATAGCACGATAGGCCATTATCTCAAGAAGGCAACGGGCATAAAAAAAGTCACCACGTCAATGCCAGATCAGAAAAACAGATGGAACAATGTGTACCTGGGGATATCCCTCAAGAGACAACATTGTAAGCAAGTTCGTCCTCAGTACGCCGAGTTATATAGGTTTAGGCATCTAGCGTTAAAAGAAACTGGCGATCATTCGATAAACATCTTAATGGATGATCTATATGGTGAATATGTCCGATGGTGTGAACACGAAAGGACGATTCCGTATACATTTGGACTTTTCTCTAGTCGATTAAGAAAGTTCCTGGACAAGAAGAAAGTCCACTTCGAACGCATTTGCATTTCAGGTATTAAGCTTAGAGTTCTCACAGGCGCAGAATATAATATTTCTACACTGTAATGGCTTATAAGGTCACCAGGATCATTTGGTCCTGGTGTATCTTACTTCTTCCAGTTCTGTAGCCCTATGATCGAAAGAATCATGTATATTCCAAACAGAAATCCTTGTGCCAATTGCCCATTAGATAGGTTTATAGCGCAAAATGCTGAGTTTGAAACTAACCAGTAATAAAAACCGGTCTTATCCATCTTAACGTTAAGATATGTTCCATATACAGCAATAATAGCAAATATCCAGCTTACAGTTTCTAACATGTTAACCTCTACATATACTTGGACAGGAATATATTAATTGGCCTGAAGAGAACGAATCCCCGACATCACCCTTATGAAAGATATACTCAAAAAACTCACTTAGGTCATCGTTAAAGACTTCATCTGAGTTCATGAAGTGATACTTGTTGTGTAATTTGAAGGGAACTCGCTCTTTGTAGTGGACAAAGCCAATTTTCAAATATTTCAGCTCTTGCTCGAAAAGCTCATAGATGTCTTTTTGAAATTCTGGATCAGTCGATCGTATGCCATCATTCTTAATCTCATGCAACGAAGGCCGAACATTTATGATTGTGTCATAGGATTCCAGGACATGTTGGGCATATTTATAGAGCATGGAATTTCGATAAAGAGATGCTGACTTCATTTCGTACCCAAATTTATTGATCGCATATACAATAGGATCAAAGCAGGACCGATCACATATGATGAAGTCGTATTTTTTCGCACGTGCTTCGATTTCTAGCGTCATTTGCTTCGAAGCAATCCAAGTGGCTGCCTCAACATTGAACGCCTCATTTAGAGGCAATGGACAGCTTCTAGCGACCTCATGGATATAATGGGCATTTAACCCATTCTTTGATGCGTATGCGAACATCTGGGATGTCAGCGTCGTCTTTCCAGTCGAATGGGTCCCGATCACTGCAATTCTCATAACAACCTCCGTTTTGCCACGTATAGCGTTGTTATTTTATTTCGACAACAAAATTATGCCTTATTTTGTAAAAAAATCTTTATATGATGTAAAGTGAGCATAAAGTAATAATTTAACTAAGAAGCCATATGACTCTCTTTCCCCAGCTATCAGACTCGTATTACGTAGATAACGATCATAATATTTTAAAGATGATGGACTACACGTACGCCAAAAATATTACTATCAATCAATCTTTTTGGTCGGAAGCAGATATCGATAGCAGATACAAAGCAGGGGATCAATCTCTCTATCAAGAGATGTACGGGAACGTCCCAGCCTTCAGGCGCAAGCAATTCAATTTCAACCGTATTCGAAGAATCATCAATATGGTTAGCGGCTATCAACGACAGCATAGAAAGTCCTCCATTGCTACGCCTGTTTTACCCAACTCGCAACAAGGCGCAGATGATTTTACTAAGCTCTTCTATCACATAAACAACTCAGGTTCAGTATACGAGCTTCTATCAGATGGCTTTGAAGGAGCTTTGACTACAGGGATGAACTTGTTGTCAACTTGGCTTGATTTTAGATCGGACCCCGTAAATGGTGAAATTCGCGTCGACAACGTATCCTACAACGGCTATTTGATTGATCCATATTTTAAAAATATGGACCTAACCGATTGTAATAATATTTGGACTAGAAAGTATTTAACGCAAAATACTGTTGCTGGATTACTCCCAGATAGGAAAGATGAGATCAAAAGCCTTCGTGGCTGGGGTAACAGGGACGGAAAGTTCCAATTTATGCCAGAGTCATACAACTACGGAATGCAAGACCTCCTTATCTACGATGAATTTTGGTATTTAAGCTCTCGCAATCAAGTGATGTTAGCCGATGTCACAACCGGTGAGGCTATGGAATGGCGAGGACAAGATGAAGATCTCGAAGATTTCATGAGGTTTTATCCAAATGTCATCAAGATAGACCAAGAAATACCCACTGTAAAGCTTGCAATCGTGGTTCAGGGAAAAGTCATGTACCATGGACCAAATCCACTTGGCATTGATCGATACCCATTCACACCTATCTGGGCGTACTATGAACCACATATCCCATACTTTCCATGGCGCGTTCAGGGCATTGTGAGGGGTATTAGAGATGCTCAATACCTCTACAATAGGCGTAGGATCATAGAATTGGACATGTTAGAGTCCCAGGTAGCTTCAGGATGGAAATATAAAGAAAACGCCCTCGTAAATCCTAAGGATGTGTTTCTACAAGGCCAAGGTAAAGGGCTAGCTCTTAAGGCTGAAGCTCAAATGACAGACGCTGAGAAGATTGAGCCACCACAAGTTCCGCCATCAATGATTCAACTCTCTGAGCTACTTGGTCAAGAAATTTCTCAAATCTCTGGAGTAAACGAGGAACTTTTAGGGAGTGCCGAAGACGACAAAGCTGGGATTTTATCAATGATGCGTCAAGGTGCTGGACTAACAACATTGCAAGTTCTTTTTGACAATCTAGATCGTGCTCAGAAGTTATTAGGGCAATTGCATCTTGATATCATCCAGTCTAATTGGACGCCTGGAAAGGTTGAGCGGATCTTAGGCAAAGAGCCTTCTCAAGAGTTCTATAATAGAGCGTTTGCCAAATATGACATCTTGGTTGAAGAAGCTCCACTTACAAGCACTCAAAAACAATTAGCCTTACGTCAAGCCCTTTATCTTCGAGAAATCGGGATACCAGTACCAAGTAGCTATCTACTCAAGATGGCTAATCTTCCAGAGAAAGATGAGCTCGAAAAAGAAATCAGTCAAATCGAGCAACAACAACAGCAAATGCAACAAATGCAAGCTGAACAGCAAATGCAACAGATGCAGGTCGACGCAGAAACCAAACTTGCTTATGCAGAAAGCCAAAAGGCCTTGGCAGCTGAGAGAATGAATAAGGTTCAACTTGATGCTGCTTTAAGCGCCGAAAGACTCCAACGTGCCGATGAAGACAGAACTAATGCTGTACTAAACCTCATCAAGGCTGCGAAGGAAATCCAAATGATGGATATGGATCATTTGGAGAAGGCCGTGAATGTTGTTAAAAATCTAGAAGAACAGGAGCAATCAAAAATAAATATTGGTCAACAAAAAGTTGACACAAAAGTAGCGTAAAAAATAGCGATATGTTAAATAAAAAAATATAACAAGGAGATTTGACGTTATGTCAAAAGGTTTTGTAACTGGACATGATGAATCCGTCGGGAAAGGATCACATGCTAATATGCCCCAAGAATTCATGATGAAGGACTATCCAAAGGCTAAATCATACTCTGGACCAGAATATGATGATTCCATGACAGATATTGATAATGTCTGCGGAAGAGCAGATTCGAAAAGATCTAAATACGTTTCATATCAAAAATAGGTTTCCTAATGGTCATGATACGCAAGAAGGGCAAGGCGTTGAAAATTGCTCAGCAAGTCATGAAAGGAAAGCAGGTTAAGGTGGCTAAACCACAAGCTCCGGAAAAAACCACCTTGACAGGCCCCTATTTACAACATTAAATATGATTATTCCATTACCTAATAAAAAATATAATATCATTTATGCAGATCCTCCATGGGAAGTAAAGGCTGGACCAGATTGGGGCAGCAGCGGTAAAAGTAAGGATTTAAAATATCCTACTATGAGTATAGATGAAATTTCGTCTATGCCTGTCAATGAAATATGTCATAATGATTGTCATTTATATTTATGGACTATAAATAAATATATAGAACAAAGCTATCACGTAGCACGTTCATGGGGATTTAAACCAATATGTCTTTTGACATGGATAAAGAATCCTCACGGAATTGGACTTGGAGGAGCTTTTATTCAGACAACAGAGCATTTATTGTTCTGTCGCAAGGGAATATTAAGGTCAAAAAAAAGAATCGACACTACTTGGTTTGAACATAAAAGATTAACACATTCAGAAAAACCTCATTTTTTCAGAGAATTGATAACTTCGGTAAGCGGAGATCTTCCAAGAATTGAACTGTTTGCAAGAAATGAATTCCCTGGATGGGATGCATGGGGAAACGAAATAAATAAAGGAATTAAAAATGAAGAAAGCAATGGCACATCCTGATGCAGCTGCTGATAAGAAGCTGTTCCACTCAATGCTCAAGAAAGCGGTCCCAATGAAAGTCGCTTCCCACTTGAAAAAAGATATCGGTGAGAGCAAGAAGAGTATTCATGAAGATAAAAAGCTCATGAAGACTGTTAAGTCTAAAAAGGCATACTAATGAAAAAACTCGTCTTCATTTCATGTCTATTACTAAGCGGATGTTTCGCTTACATTGTTGTTAGAAATGGAGACAATCAACATTCATATCAGAAGCCATATGTTGAAGAGAAGGTTGACCCAGAACCACAGGTCAAGGAAGAAGAAGATCTAAGAGTCCAGTTTATCAAAATGGGCGCAAAGGTCGTTATCTCTGAGAGTTTAATGGACGGTACCCGAGTTGAGGTCTACCAGATGCCTCTAGAAAAAGAAGAGGTGATTAGGAGCTTCGCTGATGGGGTTGTCGAAGTTACAGATGGAGATGAATGGCAATTCTTTGGTACGCAAGTCGAATCATATTTGTTTAAGAATAACTTGATGTTAGTAAAAGTTGTATATGGACCTAATAATGGCATTACAAACATAGAGATAATTAAATAATGGATAGTAACGACCCAAAATATTATTACGCTAAGCATGGAATGAAGGGTGCACGCGTAGGTCAAGCGGTTACAGATATCTTAAGCCAAGATCAACCTAGCTATACTGCTGGTGAAATCCTCGACGGTTTTGGCATGAAATTTGCTGAACAGCTTGAATTAACTGTCAACGACAGTATTGGGAAGTTTAAGAATCCATTCTATATCCTCGCGCTAACCAAGAAAGAATTCTGGGCAGATAATGTAGTTAGGAATTGGTTTATTCCACGCCAGACGCCTCCATATGGCATGGATATGATGCAACAATATCCAAATCACACGAAAACGCTCTATATAGTCGATGGACAAAAGGGAGCTATCAAGGTGGTATGGTCTATACCCGCCTATGCTGATTGCATTTCAATCGCAAAGCAAAAGGCTCTATACCACCCTGAATTAGTTGACTGGGTGTTCAAATGCTTTGAGCGTAAACTTGATGTTGATTCATACGCCTACATGCTCGAAAGCGCTTAAAGTTCAGTTTTATCAAATAATCTATGGCCAGTATCCTCATAGTGAATTGAAGCTTCCCTACAACCTCTCATTACCTTGCCACAAATTCGGCATCTAAACCACTGCACATGTCGTCGCCAGTTATTTCGGTGTATCTCGTTCCTACTTCCGTGACCATGTCTCTTATGTTTGCCTTTCTCAATCAAGTTCTTTTCGTGCGTACAACGAATGATCTTAAACTTTTTAGTCTCTGGAATATACTCGTATTTGTTGATAAACTCATCTTCATATTCTTTCATGCTCATTTCACGACCATCAAAGAATATGCGAATTTGCGTATATGCTTGTGGAGTATCTGAAAGATGGGATGGCATTGTAGACATGCACGGCCACTTCGGTACCTCTTGGCAACCAAAACATGGAATGCCGAAGAACACAAATAGACAGAACAGGATGTATCTCATATGCACCTCATTTTCGAATCAGTCTATAAATTTCAAACGTAACTGTCAACGTTTCTTTACGATTGAATATGTTCATAATCGATCTGCAAAGCTACTTCGAGGTTGTTAATGAACTTTTGTATGACTGATCACATTGAAGCTTTTGGGATTTTTAGTACACATATTCCCGATGATCCACGACGCTTATAACAACTTTTAGGCCAATAATCTTATATACGACTCTGTATTTTCCTATTCGTATTCTTCGATATCCAATTAAATTTTTTCTAAGAGGTTTACCATACAATGTAGGATTTGTCTCTAGTCTTTGTCGAATAGCTTTTCCAATTACAATTTGCACGTCTTTCGGAAGAGACTCAAATTGATCGATAGCCTCTTGATCGATGAACTCAACTATATACCTAGCTTCTTCCATAGGTCTCCAGCTGGTATCGATTTTTTACCAACTGATCTTTTTTCAGCCTCATCTGCTAGATCCGATAGATAATCATCGTCTAAGTATGTCAAAGCATACTCGATTAAATTTTCTACTGTTTGAGACATTGATATGCCTGATTCTTTTGAAATGCTAACAACACTTTCAAAAACATGGTTTGTCACAGTTGCTTTGAGTTGTTTCCCTATCATAAGTTCTCCTTTTTGAAAAAGTGTACCATTTATGGACCATTAGTATGAATACAAAACCACGTTTCCACGATTAAATACTTTATTTGACAATATCTTCTTGTCGTGCTATGCAATAAATTGTTGTCAAATAATAATTTGACTACGTTTTTTATTAATAGCGTATGGCCCCCGCACGGCAAGGAGTGCAATTGACTGAAGAAGAAAACCAGGTCGTAGAACAAGAAGATCAACTTGTTCAGGCTACCGACCAAGCCACTGAATCAGAAGAACAGCATAACGAACGGCAAGCCCAAACAGAAGTAAAAGCATCGACGCGCAAAGATGCTGATTACAACTGGAGTGAAGCTCGCCGGAAGATGCAAGAACTAGAGCGACGATCTCAGGAACAACAACAGATTATCGATCGACTTTCTGCTCAAAAAACCTCTGATGAACCTGAACTTTCCCCAGATGACCTCTTAACGGTCGCACACTTAAATAAAGTTAATGCAAGAAGGGATCAAGAGACCATTAGAGAATTACAGAGGCAGAAAGAAGAGATTCTCCAGTTGCGTTACCCAGACATCGACAAGGTTCTTAGCAACGAAAATATAGCTTTATTCGAACAAACAGAACCCGAATTGGCAGAAACATTAGCTACAATGCAGGGAGATCCGATTAAATTGCGTACAGCTGCTTATAAGATTATAAAGAAATCTCTAAAGCCTGAATCCACTCCATCCATGGAGAAAACTAGGGCAGAGCAAAATGCTAAGAAGCCCGTTTCAGTGCAATCAGCAGGCAAAATGTCTGCGATCGGCAACGTGCATCAATTTGAAAACGGATTAACTCCTGAAGTGCGAAAAGCTCTCTACAAGGAGATGCAGGATGCAATTAAGCATTGTTAACTTATGCCTTGGTTGTCAAGAAATAATATTACTTGATAGCCAAGATTCCAATTCTGGGATACTTATAGGTTAAAAATGTCGATTACAACTACATCGACTCTTACCAGTCCTATTCAGCAGTCGTTCAGTTTCAAACTGTTGTCAGTGCCAGTTCCGTACCTTATCTTCAAGATACCAGCGGACCTAAAGGCAATGCCACGCAATGGCGGGCAAGTTCTGCGTATGAGACGATATAACCCCTTGGCTACTGCTCCAGTGCCATTGGGAAATAGTGGGGTTTCAGGACCACCCCAGAATCTAACTGCGATCAATATTGACGCAAAAATGGCTTTTTATGGAACGTATATCCTACTAAATGAACAAGTTACGCTCCAGAACCAAGATCCTGTGCTTAACGAAGCCGCACAGAGACTTGGGGTCTCATTGCGACAAACAGAAGATCAATTAATGCGCGACATGCTAGCGTCGACCAGTTCCTTTGTGAACTGTGTAAACGGTAGCAACGGGGATAACCCCACAGAGATAACTAGAGCGGACGTTGACCAAGTAGTCAAAAAATTACGTGGCAACAACGCTTATAGTTTTTTAAGTGGAATCGAAGGCGAAAATCGTTTTGGCACGGCCCCTGTGAGGGATGCATACTTCGGATTAGGCCACACCGATTTGATTGGACAACTTGACAATGTTCAAGGGTTCATACAGAAGTGGAACTATAAATTGTGTAGTTCTAAAACCGTCGATAATTACCAAGAAAGCCTAAAAGCTGCATAAGCTCATGGTTACTTGAGGGAAAATTGTTAAAGTGAGTTTAAGTGTTTAATTTGTTTGATAATATCTCTAATTTTGTTGATCTGATTGAAAGAATATGGTTTTTCTCTGATCTTAGTTTCTTTAATTTTAAGAAATTTAGCGACGAGAGCACATTGTTCTTTTTTGATTTTCAAATATGGATAAAGAGAATTACAAACAAGTTGAGAGTCTTTTTGACAGCAAACCCATTTCCATATTGGAAATTTTGCGCCTTTGTAAGAGGAGATGGAACCGTTTATCCGAGATTTAATCAAGGAAATAGCTTCAGGATTCGTATTGAAAACACCGATCCAAGAGTCAAAAATTTGAGAGTGCTTACCTTTATATTCATAAATGCACAGATTGCCGTCACCATCCAAAAAACCGGCAAACCATTTCAAAAATCTCTCATCAATAGGTGTATTGGAATCAATAATGAATTGATCTCTAGTGTACACGGTCGGTTTTTTCAGATTAGAAAGCCAGTTACAAGTCATTTCCCTTGTATTTCGTCGATCTTCTCTGCTTCTGTTGAGATAATCACGAAGTCTACAGAGCTGCATTGCTTTGACAACGCAAAAAGGTTCGATGAGGTTTATAAAGTTAAGACAGCTTTCAGTGTTTGTAGATATGGTCCAAGTAAAAGTCTGTTTTCTTTTATCTCTTTTTCTAGAGTATATTTTTCCACCAAATCTTTCTTTAAAAAGATTAGGAATCTGCTCGTTAGCAAGTTCTGTGGCAATAATAAAATGTCCGGACTTGCAAAGAGATACATATCCTTCAGCATCAAAAAGACCTGCAAAATATTCCATAACTCGCCTTGGTTTGGTAAGTTACATTTTACCGATCCTAACAGTTGCCCGCAACGACTAAATTCGATGGAACGAGGATCAATTCTTCGTTATGCCATAGTCTGAACAACTGACGAAAGCAGTTGAGGATGGGCCGAAGAGCTTATCCCGCCACAATTTGTGGTCAGTAGGTATAGAAACCGAAAGTAACAGAATGCCGAACCAACAGTCCACACTAGATTCTGAGTGGGGCACAGTAGCGAACGTTAGGTTCTTACTGTCTTCAGTGGGAAGTTTTACGCCGAATGCCTCTGCATTAGGTGCTAACGTGTATAACACGTTCATCCAAGGGCGAGAAGCAACTGCGGCTATTGAACAGGATGGCTATTCAGCACAGTTCATATATAGACCACCCATTTATGATAGCCCATTGGCCCTAAACGCTAGTGTAGGGTATAAATTCGCCGAAGTACCGAAAATTTTGAACGACCAGTGGCTGTTCAATTTACGATGTACATTGGCATAAGGAGGCTAAATAAATGAGTACACCTATACACGCTATGCTTACAGGCACTTTTACTAGTGCTGGTACAGTTGTAAACCTTGCTTTGCCAAGTGGATATGATTCGATTGAATTGATCAACATTACCGATATTGGCAATAATGATGCCACAACGCCTGTTATGAAGGCTCGTGGAACATCAGCAATGTTAGCTGGTTCAGCTTATTATAGCCTGAAAACTGCTAATCAAGTAACAGTTGCGCTTGAGACCACCACGCTTACAAATGGATTCACATTTGTAGCTGATAGTGGGAATCAACAACCTGGTGCTGCGGTCGCTGTTACGGCAATTACCGCTGCTTCTCCAGCTGTTGTTTCGTCAGCTTCTACAGCTGCCGTAGGAGACGTAATCAGAGTCTATGGGACCACAGGAATGTTACAAGTTGCTGGTTGGGACTTTACCGTCTCTGCTGTCAACCCAGGCGTAACACAATCCATCAACAACCTCGTTGCCGCTGGCTTCTTAGCCCCCGCAACCGCAGGTTTTGTAAGGATTATTCCTTTCAACCCGAGATTCTATCCAGTTAACAGACGGATTACCTGCATAACTGCCGGTGCTTCGACTGTAATTGGTATGAACGTAACACACGGATACACTGTAGGACAAAAAGTACGTATTGCTATGCCAGTCGGTTGGGGCATGCCAGAGATCGATGGTCTCTTAGGCACTATCACAGCTGTTGGAACTGCGATAAGTACAAACGTCAACACAATTACTGTAGACATTGACTCCTCTACCTTCACAGCTTTTGCATTCCCAACAAGTGCTCAAGCTGCTGTAGGAACTGGTGTCCCTGAAGTCATTCCAGTTGGTTCGGCTGCGGTCGATCCATACGGAAGCGTACTAGCAGATGCTACACGTAACGTGTCAGTAACAGAGGTTATTATAGGAACCGCCGTTCAAACTACTGGTAAACTTTATCAGTGGATTGCACGTAGAGGTCTTTCTATCTAACAAACGGCCCCCTGTTCTAGGGGGCTTATTTCCCTATTTCAAATATTTTGTTGTTGTAAAGAATAATTTTGGTTATATAGTCGACTAAGAGATTCAAATAATTTTTTAGGAGATTTATGACCAAATTGGTAGAAGCGAAACCTTGTGTTGAAAATGATTCAAATAAAGAGTATAAACAACAAAGAGAAGACTCCATTAGGAAACTTGCCGAGGAAGAGAAGCGCTTAGTCAAAGGGAGATTCAGAAACTATGAAACTCCTGGTGGTGCTGCGACGGTATACGTGAAAAAGTATCACGAAAAATATATGCCACCATTCGATAAAACGATGATGGATAACGAGATGTACGAAATCCCGTTATATGCAGCTAGATTCTTGAATGGTGTTGATGTAACGGCTAAAGAAGTAGGTGGCAAAATAAATACCTGCGCTCACCTAGTACATGGATTTAAAGAAGTTAATGGCGATCTCAAGAGATCAGAAGGCGATGGCATCCCTGTTCCTATTATCACTGGCAAGTATTGCAGACGTTATGGATTCGAGAGTTTAGAATTTGATGTATGACCTTTAGTAATAATTTCACGCCCTACTCGACGATCATCCAGAGTATTAGTAATACATTGCCCGCCATTGTCGTAACTGTCACTCCTCACGGTTACGATAATGGCCTTTTAGTTCGAACAGTTGTACCACAAAACTGTGGCATGCAGCAGATCGATGGGCTAGTGAATGAAATTACCGTAATTGATCCAACTTCATTCTCAATACCCGTGAATGCCTCTAATTTTGATTCTTTTGCCTATACAAGCGCTCAACAGTTGGCACAGGTCATACCAGTAGGGGTACAATCTGTTAGCCTCACACAGGCCGAATCTAATGCCGGCAACATAATACCAGAGTTTTAACATGTCATTTACTGCTCCACTTAGCGATTTTACAACCATTGAGAACAAAGTTCGTCGCATCACTGCACGTCCTTCTGCTAACGAGATATCTCGTCAAGAAATCGCTAATTATGTGAATACATTCTTCCTTTATGATTTTCCAGAGCATTTAAGGCTGGAGTCGCTAAGGGTAAACTGGCAGTTTGTGACGAATGCCAACCAACCAGTATACGATTTTCCTACTGATTTTTTTCTTACTGCGATGCCTCCAGTTTTCATTGCTGGGTATCCTACATACATGACTCAAAGTAGGGAGAATTTCTACAGAATCAACCCTAGAATCAATTATATGCAGAAGAGCGTAGCAACTGTAGGTCCAGTTGATAGCGCTGGCCCATTCGCCTTCCAATTGATAAATTTGCCTATCATCCCAGGCTTTAAGCCAAATCCTCCAGGAGCATACGCAACAACATTTCTAGCAGGATATGAGTATAAAAATACGAACTGGAATGTTTTAGTTTCTGGTGTGAATAGTGCTGGTACTTCAGTGACTCTGGTTGATGATGGATTGGGGAACTTGAGAGACTTAGGTGATATTGACGGCGTCGATCTCCCTAGAGGATCGATAAATTACGTAACAGGCGTAGGAACTGCGACCTTTAAGCAAAATCTTGCAGCTGGTACAGCTGTTAACTGCCAGTACATTCCATATGTTGCGGCTCGTCCTACATCTGCTGTGTTCTATCAAGATCAAATTATGCTGTCTCCTATACCAGATCAGGCATATACGGTTAGTTTCGAAGCCTACAAGTATCCATCGGTGCTACTTGAAGAAAGTACATCGCCTCAATTGAAAGAGTGGTGGCAGTGTTTAGCCCTTGGTGCATCACTCAAAATCTTTGAAGATAACGGCGATTTAGACAACTACGCAAGGTACAGACCGCTACTTGATGAACAGCTACGATTGATTCAGCGTAGATCAATTGTTCAACAAACTAGTGAACGAGTTAGCACGATCTATAGCGATCAGACAGTAGGCACAGGCATATATCCATTCGGAAATATCTTCAGCACATAGGACTTATGCACAAGTCCCACAGCCTCTGAAGAAGAAGAGTATAGATATCTCTATATTCTTACTTAGAGATTGTGGGAGATGTTCATATAGATAATTCCTACCAAATTTCTTCCATAACTTCTTTTGCAAAAGCTTTTACCTCTTCTTCATGCATAAGAGCAAACTTTACAAAGAGCCTGGTCATCCTAGATGTGGTAAACCTAGGTCCTGTAATTACTTCGATATCCGAACGTAGTTTGCTTAATATTTGAACGTCTTCTTCTGCTAGCAAAGCTCCAAAATCATATTTATATCTAGAATTTCTACCGCAATATCTACTTTTTCTAAAGTAAATATCTTGTTTCTTAGTAGCCTCAAGCTCCTCATTTGCAGCACGAACAACTTCTTTTGCTCGCAATTCAGCTTTTTTTACACAATCTAAATAACCATCACAAGGACCACATTCATGTGATGGGGCATATTTTATACCATGGATTCCTGCATGGCACTGTGCACACACAATCTTCATATTTTTCTTGTAATAATCCCAGGGAAGTCGTTTAGGATTATCTCTATCATATTTGATATGATGTGCTCTTAAGTTATACCCTGTATAACCACAATCTTCGCACGTATAATTTCTTTCTTTTTTTATCTCATCTGAAAACGATAACCAACGCGGATCGTTTAGATATTGATTGTACGTCTTATTTTCCACACTCACTCCTCCATTTTGTTCATAAAATCTGCATATACATAAAAATTCATTATTTGCGCAGAAAATTTGCATCTTTCACGTAATTAAAATAATGCTTATTATGATGAAAAATTATAGTAGAGGCTTTAGATGGTTTACAAACCCAACATTCCAGTTCCCAGTGATCCACCGATTCAATCTCAACCTCAGATCACAACGAACTTTGGTGAATTAGATACACAGTTTGGAACGGAGCACACTGCTTTCTCAGCAGTAGCAAATAACGGGAAGCATAAGTATGTGACACTGCCACAAAATCCTACAATTCCAGCAGGGTTACCAGCAGGAAATGATGTCATCCTTTCACAGCAGGTTGCGTTTGGTACTAACTATCTTCGATTAAACACATCCTCAAGTTTTTCTTTCGTGCCATTAGTCAAAAACATCTTTAAACCATTAAACGTGGGTTCAGGAGTTACAGCAACAATTGTTGATTTTTCAACATTAGGTATAAATCACGTATCAGGAACATTGCATGTTTTTATGTTAGGCCATCCGGAAAGATGCATCTTCTGTACCTTTGTATACATTGCCCCAACATTGTCAATACCCGGGATACATCCCGCTTGGAATGGACAATTGAACTCAAAGACAGTATCAGGACCTCTAAATAATCTTGATGGTAATGCGAGCCTTCTTGAATTAACAACTGGCGCAGCAATAAACGACACAATAGTAACAGTAATAACATATACTCCTGTATGAGCTATCAACCTTATTACATATCAGCGTTTGAAGGCGAAAGTGGTCTTAATAACTACTATGAGCCATTTCTTATACCTGAAAAAGCTTTTACTCGACTCGAGGACTGCTATTGCTTTAGGGCCAAGGTAATTAAGCGTCTCGGATATCAATTGCTTGGAAGATTGAGAAGAATTATCACAGCAAAAGACTTTGTAAACAAAATCGATGGATCTGTTGCCACTTTCAACTTGTTGACTCAGATCGGAATTTCACTTGCAGATGAACCTAATGCGACATTACAGCATGGAACGACAACGAAAATTGTTATTGCCGGTGGTGCTGGAGGAATAAACACTACTCTAACAGATCTTGGCAATGGGACGATGTCCATTTCTTCGGCTTTAGAAATATCAGCAGCAACTATAAATTACAACACTGGGGTACTTACTTTAACTTTCGTTGGTGGTCCTTACGTTGCCTCTACAGCCACATTCACAGGTGATTACTTTCCTGGTTTGCCTGTTATGGGCTTAAGGCTCCAGGAACAAATTGGCGTTAACGAAGAACTTACTCTTGCATTCGACCAGAAGTATGCGTACCAATTTAACAGCACAACGAACTTATTCGAGGAATATTTACCTGCAACCGCAACTGTATGGCATGGAAACGACTTTAACTTCTTCTGGTCGACTAATTTCTCAACAGATGGCACAACAGACCTATGTTGGGTAACGAATACTCAGATGACTGCTGCCGCTCCAAACAAAGATCCAATTCGATACACAAATGGCGCTGCTTGGACTGTTTTTCAGCCTAGACTAGATCCTGCTGCAACATCTTTCTTAACAAACGCTGAGATTATTCTACCGTTCAAGGGCAGACTACTTTTCATAAATACTTATGAGGGTGCGCCTGCCGGTGCGGTACCCCCAATTGATAACTCAACGCATTTCCAACAAA